TGCCTTGATGTTATTTCGTTGACTACGAGAGCCCGCATACATTTCGTCAACTGCTTTGTGATGTCTTACAATAACTTCAGTTGCACCTTTGACTGCGCGGCTGGTTTTCTTAGAACTCTTTTGGTTCCAACGTGATTCGGTCATGTTCATAGTAGGGTCTTCTTCCTTAGGGGCTTGCGTGGCAGCAAGATGTTGAAAATCGTTTCTGTCAAGATTTGTCTTGGCAATATCGCGTGTGTCAAAACGCAGTAATCTACGCATGGCAAACATACGCATTTCTTTCAAGAAGCCGTACCAAACTTGTTTGCTAGGGTCGTCTTGATTTTCTGTAATACCTTGACTGTAGTAAATCTTTAAGCTACCCAGGTCGTTTAAGCTGATGCTAACACGGCCTAAATTTACGCCTTCGTTGACAAAGTCAAAATCGAAGAAACGTGCTTCTGCAGGGTCAATAGTGACCGCGCCGGTTTCGTCGCCCATTTCTAAATTGGTAAAACGGCTGCGGACTTTGTCAAACAGGTCTTGAGAGATTAATTGGATAGCTTTCATATGTGTTATTTATTAATAATTGCTGATGTATATGGGCATGGGCATGATAAACTCGTCGAACCGCTCTTCTCGCATTTTATCGTAGATGGCAGGGTCCCATTCTTGTAGCATTAAAGCCATGCGTATAACCAGTAATGTAGCACTGACTAGGTCATCGTGTAGGCCTACTTTAGCCTCAAAACTAACGCCTTTTGCAATATATCCTTTAAGTTCACTGATCAACGGTTTACTTCGAACACGGAATCTTTTGCTTTCTACTAGGTGTTTTAGTTTAGCACAGGCATTAATTTTACTTGAGTTTGTAGTGTTAAATCCCTTACGGAAACGTCGCACATGCCCTTTCTTAATAGGCTCGCTTAGAAACAAGCCAGGTATACTTTCTTCGCCTATTTCTTCAATGGCTACTAAGGCAGCTTCACCAATATTGTTGTTTTCTACTGAATAATATATACTAGATTGCATACCTTTATTAGCACACTCGTCGTTGATAAAATTGCATAAATCTCTAAGGATACGTACCTGTCCCTGAATGGTAGTTAAGTTGTGTTGCCATTCACCTACTTGTTCAAAGCTGGGAATTTCTAATATCTGAATAGCGGCCGGGTCTCCACCTGTACCCAAACTAGGATCTAATGCTAGTAGATAGGTACTCATAGGATCAACTTTTTTGTACCAACGTGCTTGACCCATTTTCATGTAAGGTTCATCGCCCTCCATGCCAGCAAGACAAATACTGTTAATCAATGTTTCATCAAATACTAAGAATTCGCAGTCATGTTCTCGACGGAAGCGTTCTTCTCCAATACGGCTTCGTTCTTCATTGGCCCATGCTTCATCACGATCAGGGTGCTCATTCCAGTATGCTCTGAATGGAAAGAATCCGTTCTTCCCCAATTTTTGTTCATTGCCAAATTCGTCAAATCTGTGATTAGCTTCTTTCCATATGTTGGCAAATTGATCTTCGTCACTGTTAGGTGTTGATGTAATGATAGCTTTACCACCTGTTGCCAGTGTAGGTGAAATGGATGTCCAGAATTCAACGGCAATGTTAGGTTCAACGAACGCAAACTCGTCTGCATATAGTAATGATAGAGACAAACCTCGACCAGTTGTTTCAGTTGTTGTCTGTGCAATAATACGCGACCCATTGTCAAATTCAATACTTTGTTTGTTATAACTTTTTACACCACAACGTATATGATCAGGGCATAATTCGTAGGCATATCGAATACGCGACATAATTTCTTGAGCACCTGTAAATTTGTGAGCTGCTACTAATACTGTGGCATCAGGAATAAACATAGCGTACCATAGTAGATATCCGCCTGCTGTTGTTGTCTTACCTGTTTGACGAGGTAGTAGATTTACATTAAAGCGATTTCCATGATAACTGTCAATTAATCTTTTTTGATACTCAAACGGTTCGTATTTTAATTTGCCTTTAGTAGGATGTTGGATATAGAAAAAGTTGTCAAGGAAATAATGGGGTCCGTTAATCGGATCCGTGCATTTTAGTAGATCTTCGATGTCTTTTTCTGTGTACTTGTTGGAACTGTACGCAGTCTTGACTAGTTTGTTATCTGTATATGCCATGCATTTATTTAATGAAAAAAATAGACCCCGAAGGGTCTATTTGGTAAAGGTAAAACTTATCAGTTTTCTCTGACAAACCTTTTGTACTGTGCAAATAGATCTGTTACTGCTTCGTTCATATCTGCGTATGCTTTTGGACTTGTTCCGTCCATTCTATCGCCTTGCCCTGGCTGATTCTCTTGATGTGCAAACTGGTTTGCATCAAACTCATTCTTTTTATTTGGATCGCTTGGAGTATTGTCATACTCGTCTACTTCTTCTTTATCGTCTTGTGCGTCATGATCATCCATGTCGTGGTCGCCATCGTTGTCAACATCGCCCTGTGCCGCTGACATGTCATCGTCGTTGCCATTCATTGGATTTAATTTATCAATAACACTACGCATATTGTCTGCTGGACTTCCACCATCTGCAGGCTCTAGCACTCCTGGTGCAGGTGGTGCATTGTCTAATGGAGGAGCTGCTGATACAGGTTTGTTTTGCCCTGCAAGTTGCATGATGGTAGCTAACATGTTGCTTAGTTCATCACCGCTGCCTGCTGACATGTTAATGCTTGCTGGCATAGATGGCTTTTCTGGAGCAATGTCCATACCCATGCCTGGCATCATTTCTGGCATCATTCCGCATTCTTCAACTTGTAGACCTTCCTTAACTATGTTAGGATTGTCGGCATCGAGTTCTGCCAATCTTTTTAGTACGTCAATCATTTGCATATTATTTTCCTTTGCCACTTATAGGGCCAGTTGTTCCTGGTGCTGCATCTGTATTAAATTTAGCAGGACCTTCAGTGGGAATTTCTTCTCCACGTTCTTTACGTTGAAGTTTCAAGATATCATTCAATTCTTTGACAAATCCACTATTGTATTTGTCACCGTAGTAATCTTCCATTTGAGCATTAGGAGCTTCTTTGTAATCCGGGTCAGTTAACAAAGCGCCTTCTCTCTTTGGCTCAATATTCTGATATTCTTCAGTAGGTTCCATAGGACTGCGAACTACTAAATGTTGTTTACCTACACCAAGACCTGAACTTAGATATTCTGTTAGTTCAAATTGTGTTGTTGGATAATCTAATACAACTTCGTAGATATTAACTTCACAATTTTTAATTTGAGGAAAATCTAATGGTAGTGCTTGGATAGGAGTCTTTGATTTTTTGAATCCTGCCGGAGCATTGCCTGTAGTAAAACGGCTTAGTAAGCTCTTCATTGTATCTTCTTGCTCGGTGGTCATTTCGCCGGCAATCTTGATACGGAAGTCATACTTCTTTTTAGATTCAGTTAGGTGTTCTTTGAATGATTTCATAGTGTATTATTTATTAAGATTCTTTAGTTTTTCCAAGATGCTATTACGGTCTGTGATAATGTATCCTTCACCTTCTACGGTATTTCCGTTGCCTTCACCGTGTTTTTTATCGATGGCTAGCTTTTTAAGCTGTAAATCGACCATCTTTAGTTTCTTGTCAATCTTGTTGGTTTTAGCTGTAATGGCAGCATTCATCATTTGTGCGGCTACTTCAAACATACGTGAACCGTAACGTGCTTCTACGTTCATTCCCAAGTCCATTAGGTCGTCGTAGGCTTTTTCAGCTTTGTCTGCAAGTGCATCTAACTCTGAATCGCTGATATCTCCAAGCCCTTTTACACGAGGTAATGCGGCGGCAATTTTATCAAATTCTTCTAGCTTTTCTTCTAGATTAATTGTAGGCACTGGACTTACATCAACTGCTTCTGCTTGAATAACAGACTCGGCTGGTTCTATGTTTAAGAGTTCTTCTAACTTTTTGGTCATATTTTTACTTATTCCGTTTTCCACCATTCTGGAAAATATCACTCTCGTTGACAATCCTAAACTTAATACCCTGCTGATTACACCAATCTGCGGCTGCTGACCATTTGGCTTGATTCTTAATAAACTGTGCTTGGTTGTAGGGATTCTTTCCAACTTTTTCTTTTAGTGTTTGATTAGCAGGTTTTATTTCTACAATCTCAACGTGCTTCTTCATGTTTTTATCAACATAAGAAATTAAAAAATCAGGAACGTAAACTGTGTGCTTACCAGTTAGAGGATCTCTATAAGGTATCTTTACACTTTCGCTGGACCATTGCTGTACACTAGGATTGTTATCGCAGAAAGTCATAAAGGTAAATTCCCAAGAACTTCTATATCTAGGAGCACTCTGACCCATATATTTTTCAGGGTTTTTTACTTTATAAACTCCCTGGCTAAACTTTAAGCTCATACTGCTATGTTTCTTTGAATTTCGGGATGTGGTTGGGGTCTATCAGCATAGCCTAGACTGCTACTTTTAAATCTATTGTAATTTAATATTTCAGATACTAGGCCAGATAGTTGTACATTGTCTAGGCCTTTTAATGTATCTAAAATTTGCATGGGATTATAATTGTCTTGTTTAGCTTGTCTAATAATTGTTACAGCAATAGATTCAGCGGCTACTTCACCAAAGTCTCTATTGGTAAAATAACCTTTCATAGCGGCTAACACAGATGAATTAATTTCAACAGGCATGTTCATGTATGAGTCAAATGCTTGAACTGTAGAGTCTTGAGATTTAGCAACAGGAACGTTAGAATAGTTTTGATTCATGATTACCTTTTAGGAGGGAATATAAGTGCGGCTGGATTCGCTCTAATCTTTCCATCAACACTGGTATTAAATGCTTTAAAGATGTTAATACCTACGCCACCTGGTAAATTAAATACTCCCGGATTGTATTCTGTATTAGGAGGAGTATAATATTTTCCAGGAGCAGTTTTAGTTAACGCACCCAATGCACCTGCCGCAATATTATATCCTGTGGCTTTAGTTCTTGTAATGCCTTTTGTGTTTACATAATTCTTAGCAAGTATTGTAGCAATATCTAACAGTGGGTTTGGTGATTTATATGAGCCTCCCACTTTGCCAAATATTTGTTGGGCACCTGGTTTATCAAATCCTGTTTGTTGTTTAATGTAATATGGATTGTTTATTGGATTGCCGGCAACTTGATAAGGGCTAGGAGTCTTGTCATAGTATACACTTGTAAATCCTGGAGGATTTGATTCTGCAACAATCTGTCCATAATCATATAGTACACTTTCATAAGCAACCTGCATTCTATTTTGCATTACTTTGCTGCCTTCACTTTGATTCATTGAGTCGTGGGCCCATTCTGTAATCTTAGGATTGATCAAAGTTACCTGCGTAAAATTCTGTTGATGTAAACTATAGATTTCTATAGAAGTAAGGAAAGGAACTTTAACTCTATTATCATAGATACCGTATTGATAATCTGTTTCGCCGTACTTGGTATCTCTAAATTCCACTGGTACTTCGCCATTGGTTCCGTAGGTACTGTCTGCAAAATAATGTTTGTAATAGTTGATCCATAGTTTGTTGATAATGTCAAAATTATCATCATGAAATTCTACGCCAACAGGAGTATAAGTTAATTTAGTAGGTACCACTGTTTTTCTATTGTACTGATTTAATGTTTCAGTGGCAATTGTAAATTTAGGAAGATCAACTTTCTTAACCAGCAAGCCTACATCCATTGCACCAGTATTACGCCATTGCTGATCTATAATAGCGGCTGGATTAATGTTAAAAACTACGTAATAAAGAAAACCTAATTTAGGAGAATATGCATAATTTTTGTCAACATATAAACGACTAGCATGTTGATAGTCTCTTAAATTTGTATATCCTGTACTGGATAGGTAGTTGGTAAATGCGTTACTCATACAAATATTTAGCCAAATAAAAAGCTCGGGTTTTTATGCCGAGCTTTGTTATAGTTAATTTAACTATTAACCTGTAGTTAGACCTTGTGCGCCTGCTGGTCTTACAACACGGCCTACATCAATACCAATACCGCTGGCTGTTCCGCCAGGTGCATCTAGTTGAATAGCATTGTCATAAGTGATAGTTAGTGCAATATCCATTGGGTTAGTTGCATCACTATAGTCACCGCCCTGATATGTAGCTTGCTTGATAAAGCAGCCTAAGAATTCAAAACTTTCTAGCGTTACTGGTTCAAAAGCACCGTTACCGCCGTCAAGCATTTCAACACGCATTCTGAACTTATAGTCAATACCGCTGGCAGCACCGCTTTGTTCGAAGAAGTCGAATTGTTTCTGTAGTTGTTCGCCTACTTTGCGGCTAACAACACCACTTGCATCATCACGGATAGTTAATTTTGCATCTGCAAAATTATGCTTACCTAATAGTTTAACTGTGCTGTTATAAACAGGTAGTTTAATTTCTTCAAACGTAACGTCAGGACGGCTAACGTTCATAACCTGTTTAGTTAGTTCAGTTGTAGGTTGCCCTGGGACACCAAATTGATCTAAAGTAACGCGGAAGCGATACTTTAGTTTTGGCATCAACAGACCTTGTGTAGTAGAAGCTTGGCTTCCACTAATAGGTACTGTGAATCTTGATAAACTTGCGATTGGCATATAAATGCTCCTTATTCTTTGTATTTACCTATTATAGTCCGGCTGCAATGTCACCAGTATTTTTCAAGCGTAGTGGAATATAAATGTATTCAATGGCTTTTACTGGCTCAATGGCAATGTCAACATACAACTCATTTCTATCAATTCTAGAAGGAGTATTGTTTGTCTCATCACAGACTATAACATAATCATATAGTGCTCTTTGTCCTACTAATTCAAGCATTAGACTTTCGGCTGCTGCTTTAATTTCACGACGTGTCTGAGCATCGTTAGGTTCAAACAAGAATGGTCTTGCAAGAACATCTAATTGTTTACGTAGATAGCAAACTAAACGTGCTACGTTAATTCTATCCAATGCGCTGGCATTTCTAGCACGAGTGCGTTGACCGTAGGCCAATACACCAACACCGGTTAGTGTGGCAATTGGATTAATCTTAACATCGTCGAGTACATCACGTAGACCTTGTGGCAATGCTGTAGATTTAAATTCTCCTTCAGCAGTAATATAACCAACTGATGTAGCATTGTCAACACCACCGCGGCGTGTACCAGCAGGTGCAAACCATGGATAGCTCTTAGCATCACTGTTAATGATAGTGCGTAACATCATGTGACTTGCTGGAACAACAATGTTGTTACCTGCGTTGTCGTTAGTATAACCGCTTGGGTAATACATGGCCATGTATTCGTCATAGCTAGTGGCACCAGCATCACCATTGTCCAATGCTTCGGCTGTGTTTAATCCCCAGGCATTTAATGCTGTGCCTGTTGGCTGTAAACGGAATGGTGTGTCACCAACAACAAACGCTGTAATACCGCGATCAGTGTTTAGACCAATCATGTTTTGAATTACTTCAGGATAACCAGGTGTTGCCATTAGGTTAAATCCTAATGTATCATTGTCACGGATTGATTGATTAGTATCAATCAATGATTTAAATGTTTCAACTACCTGTGCTCGTTGACTTAATCTACCAAACTGTGGACCGCCATCAGCAGCTACGGCATTTTGCGATACCCAACGATCTGCATTATAACCTGTCATGCTAGCGTTGCCATTACGTGTGTTAAGAGCAGATTTGTTGATATAACCTGATACATATTTCTTAACGTTAAATCCTGAACGACGAGTATTCCATAGACGCATACCACGTGGATACAATGCTGGATCTGGACAGTCTGGGTCTAGATAATTGCTAGTTCTTAGTTCAATAATAGTACTAGGGTCTGTAGCATTTCCAGCAGTTGCCCATCGAGCATCTGCAAATAACCAACCAGTTGGAGTTGATTGATCTGTTACGTCTTGCTTAACCCATGCTGTACCGCTGTAAACATAAATGTTTCTACCGTACATATCAACATCACTAGTATCAACCCAAATATCACCAGCAACTAGTGCTGATCCATCTGCTTGACCAGTATTTTTATCAGGCTCAGTGGCGCTGATAATTGGACCAGTTTCGTCTAATCCAGTATTATAGAAT